GCCTGGCCTTCGTCAGCAACGCCATGGCGTGAGTGGCATCGTAGTGGATGCGCTCGGCATAGAGCTCGTCGCTGTCCTTGTGCTTGGCCAGGTAGAAGGCGCGGGTGAGACTCTTGAGATGCATGTAGATTTGCATCTGCGAAACATGCTCGGGCTTTGCGACCGCAACGCCGTGCTTCTTCAGCTGCTCGAAGGACCTGGTGTTGTGCGTCTTGCATTCGAGCAGATGCGGCGTGACCGGCGCCTCGAGAATGCCGGTAGCTATGCCGTCCAGATGGCCGGCGAAATGCCCGTCAAGTGCGACAACCTCCCATTGCTCTCCGGTATCAGGGTCGACCGCCTGCACCTCGACGCCGGCCAGTCGCAGCCATGCGACCATGCGCATCTCCTCGGCATGACCAGTGTGAAACAGCCTGAGCTTGCGGCCGTCGAACTGCTCGGGCTCGTGCGCCCAGCGGAAGCGGTAGAACAGGTGTCGCTCGCACGGATGGCCGATCGACGATCCGCGGATGACGTGATCGACGTCTCTGGTCTCAGCCGCAACGACCGCCGCCTCTATGGCAGCGATCGTCGGCGAGATGGTCTGTGGCAACGCAGCCATCAGTCACAGGTCCAAGGCGCGGGGCTCGACCTGGATCGTGATGAAGGTCGTGCCAGGCTTGCGGTAGGTCGAGAGATCGCCCAGCTTGTCGGCGAGCTTCTTTTCGTCCAGCCCGCCCTTACGCTCCGCCAGCTTCTGGCGGGCGATGAATTCATCTCCCCCAAGGCTGTCCTTGTCGCCCATAAGCGCGGTGATCTCATCCTTCAGCTCCGTCTCGCGGGCCTGCAGCACCTTGATCGTGGCGCGGATGTTGGCGAGCTGGTCGACAGGATGGCGATTGATGCCGGCCTTGCCGGGCAAAGTCATATCGTTCATTGCTGATGTCCTTTCGAGCAATGTTAAAAGCGTTGATCGGGAGAGTGCCGGGCGGTTCGGTTTTCGAGGCCTTGGGCCGCCCGGCCGCTAGTTCATGATGCCCGGCGCCAGGGAGCCGAGCTTCCCGTATTGGATGCCGGCGCGGCCGCGCGCTGCTGTGTGGCAGCAGGGGCCTGGCGCGTCTGCGCTCCCTGAGCTGCCGACACCGCCTTGACCGACTTCACCTCGTTCTGCTGGTTGTAGCCCTCCTGCGGCTTCGACAGTCCGACATAGGCCTCGCACGGAATGTGATGCAGCTCAGACGAGTCCTGCGGCGCAATCTTGCCGGTGGCCTGGCGGATCGAGGCGAACTGGGAATTGGCGATCTGGATCACCTTGTCCGTGTTCGGCCCCATGTTCTCGGCCCACATATTGAGCCGCTGCCAGACGAGCCGGCCGTCATGCGGGCCGGTCTCGACCTGCCACGTCAGCTTGAGGCAGCGCCCCTTGTTGTCCTTCCTAGAGATATCCTCGACGTCGCTCTCGATGATCTTCATGCGGTAGGTGCCCGCCGGGATCGGCGAGAAGTCGCCAGACGGCTCGGCCTGTTCGTTGTAGCTTCCTGCGATGTTGGCCATGATCAAGCTGCCTTCTTCTTTGCGGGCTTGGCTGGCTCGACAACGGCAGCGCCCGGCAGATAGGTGGAAAGGACGGCATAGCCCTGGCCGCGATCGAAGCGGACAGTAGCCGGAATGCCGTAGCGGTTCTTGGCGACGAAGGCCGGCTTGCCGATCGCGTGGATCAGCACGGCGTCGCCACCTGCAGCCCGGGCGCGCTCCTTGTTGAAGCCCTTGTCCTCGGTTTTGACCGTGACGGGCTGCTTCAGGAGGAAGATCGCGTCCATCTCGCGCTCGATCGCGCCGACCGACTTGTTGTGCAAGTCGAGCTCGTAGCGGTCGTAGGAGACGGTTTCCGGATCGTCGAAGCGCTCGACCTTGGAATGGGCGATGAGCACGATGCCCATGCCGCGGTGGTGCCGGAGATAATTGCAGCCCTCCAGGAACTCGCCCCACACGCGCTGCGCGTAGACGTAGCCCTTGCCATAGCCGAAATCCTCGATGTTGGCCTTGGGGTTGCCCTTGTCGTCGCCGCGTGCGCACGTCTCGGCATAGACGAATCTCTCGAGCTCGGTCACGCTGTCGACGACAATAGTCTGGTAAGCGTGATCGTCGGTGTCGAGCGCGGCGAGCGCATCCATGACTTCGCCAAAGCTGTTGAGCTTGCCAAAACTGGTCAGCTCGACATCGCCCGGCGTGCCGTCCTCGACCTGGATGAACACCGGCGCCGGAAATTCCGAGGCCAACGTTGTCTTGCCAATGCCCGGCGGGCCATAAATCAGGACACGTGGCGGTTTATCTGCCCGCACCTGCCTGAGACTACTCAAGGCGATAGCCATTATCTTCTCCGTTGGGTTGAGGGGCTCGAATGATCATCGCGCCGCTGGCCCCGGAGTGCGACGGATGGAAGTCCAGCGTGAATTGCTGGATTGGGAAAATCTGCACATGCGCCAGCCCATTGGCAGGCGGAACCTTGGTCACCATCATAGCCGTGACGAAGCGGTCATCGTCGATCACGCCGGCCTTCACGATGGCGTCCTCGGCGGCCTTGATCCGGTTCGATACGTCGGCCTGGCTGGACGCCAGCTCGAAGGCAAACAGAATGACGACATAGCCGGCGATCGGCTTGACATTCTGCCGACGAATGGCGGTGACCGCCATCATCGTGAAGTCGTCATAGGTCTTGGTCTTGACCCTGCCGACACCCCGGACGTTCTTGAACAGATGGTTGGTCGAGGGCGGCATTGGGATTTGAAAGCTGACCGGCGACGGCAGATCAGCCACGCTGCTGCCGCCGGTCAAGCGTGGCCCTGCCGGGGCCGTTATCAGGGCTGAAGGGATCATCGGCCAGAAGCTCGGGAGCCCAGTCCTCGGCCTGCTCCCTCACCCGCGTCAGCAGTTTCAGGGCGTCCACGCGCAGCGTTTCCGATCGCCTGATCATTCGATTCGCGCGCAATTCCGCTGAACGCTTCAATAGTTTCGCGATGAAATTCCTCATCCTGAATGGCAAGAGCCGTCGCCAGTCGTGCGGTGCGCGCGATGAAATCTGCATGGGATTTGCGTGCCTCTTCCAGTTGCTTGCGGGCCGCACGCTCGACCTGGGCGACCTCGGCAAGCTCGACCATTTCGTGGTAGCGGACGCCGGCTGCCTCGCGGTGCCAGAAGGAGCGCAGACGGCGGCGCGTCCAGCGCCTGGCGATCTCGATGCGGCCGGCACGCCTGAAGTGATCGACGACAGCGTCATGAACGCTGTCGATCATCGCCTCCTTACCGTTCCAGCAATCGCCGGCGATCTCGGCAACGAGGTTTCTGGCTAGCGCTACATCAGACACATGCGCCTCCGAATTTTCGGACGAAATTCCCATGATTGGTTTCTCCTGAGCCGTTAGCTTCACCCTCATTGGATGTGACGGAGCTGAGGGCTCGCGGAGAGAAGTCCGGGTAGGCGCGATTGGCGTCGCGGCCGCCCGGCAGAATGCGAAGGAGGGAAAAGGATTTACGGCGCTGGATTTCGACCAGCGCCTCGGAGACGGATGGCGCGGAGACAACACCGAGATCGGGGTCGTTTACCAGCGCCGTGCCGTCTTGGGAGATGAAGAAGCTCATGCGGCGCGCTCCGTGTGAGCGGCGACAAGGTCGTCATTGGTCAATTCAATGCCTTGGGAGGCAGCAAATCTTACAAGAGACGGCCAGTATTGAACTGGAATCGAGCGGCGACGACGCATCTCCGAAATCGCCGATGGCTTGGCGTCGATCCCGCGAGCAACCGCCGCGTTCCCCCCCAAGGCATCCAGAATAGCTGAAATCGATTGCATGCGAGCGATCTGACACAATCCATGTCAGCATGTCAACATGATTTATGTCGCCACGGCCATTAAAGTGCGAGGCATGGAGACAATGGGTGAGCGGCTGCGGGCTGCGCGAGAGCGCAAATTTTCATCGGCTTCCAAGGCTGCTGAAGCTATGGGCGTATCGGCGTCAACGTATAGGGCGCACGAAAACGGGCAGAATGATTTTGGCCCGGAAGAGGCTGACCTCTACGCCAAGAAATTCGGAACCAGCGCCGGATATCTATTAACCGGGAAAGGGCCATGGCACTCATCAAAGGGGAGCGAGGCTAAAGTCGTCGCGACGTATGATCCGGATGATGAAGCGGCCCCTTCGTATTTTCGAGACAATTGGAAGCCCAATGTAAAGGGCTCGATCCCTGAACTTGATGGCAAGCTGGGAGCCGGTCAGGGCGTCGCAGGAGATCTGATCGCCCTACCTATTGGCGGTCAACTCTATACCGGCCATCGGGTGGTGGCCGAGTGGTTGTTACCAGAAACTTTCTTGCGCCATGAAGCGAAGGCCTCATCAAAAAGCTCAGTCGTAATGGAGGTCACAGGCGATTCCATGCTGCCGAGCTATCTGCCAGGTGACCGGGTCATCATCGATCTCGGGCAGAGCACTCTTTCGGTCGACTCCGTCTATGCAATTAGCGACGGGCAAAGCGAACCTCAAATCAAGAGGTTGCAGCGAGTGCCTTTCAGTAACCCCGTCCAGGTTCGCATTATTTCCGACAATACAGCTTTTCAGATGGACACAGTCGATCTCTCTCGACTCACGATTATCGGTCGCGTGTGCGGTCATATCGCTCGCCGTTAGCGTCAAGAGCATGGGGTCAAGATGATGGAGATCGCTGCTTTTTTTGCCCGGCTCGTCGGACACATGCTTGATCCCTTGATACCTATCATCGTTTGGACGGTGATCTTTGTCCTGGAGAAGTGGTCAATCTGGCTGCGCTTCGTGATCGCGCTGGCGGCAATGCTTGTTGTCGGGCTGGCCATCCAGCTGGTCAATCAAAACGGATTCCCGGCGGCGGACAAGACAGAGCGAATGGTTTTCGCATTGCTCGCGACCGCAGCTTGGTTCGGGATCATCGCCGGCTTTCGAAGATGGCGACGTCGCGGCTCCGGGCTGAATTCAGGATGACAGATCGCCGATCAGTCAACTCGGGGGCATAGATTGACGCCTGATCTGGAAAACCAGATCCTCGATGCCTTGGAGCGAATAAGCCAGGCGCAAAAGGCGTTCGATGAAAACCCGAATTGGGTATCAATATCCGACAACCGTGGCAGCGAACGGCTCGAATTGACGGCAGCTCTGCAGATCAATGGAGTGCTTGGCGGTGGTGTGTCGCTTCGTATCAACACACCTCGGAACAGTTGGGAAAAGGACGTTTACGGGCACATCGAGGTTCGCCGTCCTGACATGAAGCCGCACGCGCGCCTCGCTGCCATTGAATGGCGTCCTCGGCATGATCACACCAATCCGCCCTATGCTCCTTACGGTCTTCGGCTCAAAGTGCTAAGCGACCGATGGCATTCATTCGATGATAACCGGCATCTTGGTATAGAGGCATTCACTCAGTCCAAGGCGAGCGTCGCCCGACCACTGCCACGTACAATTCTATCCTTCCGGGAGTATATTGAACTGGCGGCAGAGATTTGGAATTTCCCTGAGGCCACGACTATCGAGACACCCGAATGGTCAAGACTGCTACTCTAGTGAGTGACCTGGCCGCAGTTGCCGAGGACGTTGCTCGTGCTTTGACACATGTCAGCACGGAAGGCGATTCCGCGTTCGTGTCTACATCCGTGAAGTACGCCAACGGCACGTCTGCCGTGATCCGGATATCCCCCATTGGCGACGGCTATTTCGTCTCGGATGACGGCTATGCCGCACTAATCGCCGACATGATGGGCGCCCTGCCAACTTTCTCGAAGGTGGCTCCTACGGTGGCCAAGCGCTTCGGCGTGGAATTCGATCATCGCTCCTTCTTCGTCATGCATGTGCAGCGCGATCAACTCCCCGCCGCCGTATCAATTCTGGCGAATGTCTCGGCGGTGGCGGTAGAGCGGACGATCTGGAGCCTTGAGGCGATCAAGGTGAAGCGCTCGCGCATCTTGTTCGAAGAGCGCCTGCATGAGGCGTATGGCAAACGCGTGCGGTTTGGTGTTTCCGTGCGCGGCGCTACGCGTCCGTGGGATTTTGACGGCGTAGTTCTGCACGGCAATCAGGTGCAGGCAGTGTTCGAATTCGTCGCCCCGGCCTTCAATTCGGTCGCGACCGCGAACATGAAAATCGGTGACGTAAGAAGTATGACCGATGCGCCCTATACAGTTGCCGCTTTGGCGGACTACGACCGCACCGAGTCTTCGCTACGCGCCGTTCTGTCCAATGTCGCCGACCGAGTAATTCCAGTCTCCACGCCGGCTGATGGTTACAAGCTGGCGGCCTAGAGCCACCACTCCTCTCAACCTAAGCTCCCTTTCTCCGGAAATCGTAGCGTCCTGTCACCGACGCTGGCCCTTTGCCTCGTCATCGCCGTAGGCGACCCTGCGGCGTTGTGCCCGATGTCAGTTTCCCAACATAATCTGTGTTGACATAAATCGTGTCAACATGCATGGTGCTCCTCATCAACGCATGAGGACTGTACCGCAATGCACTTCGACCTTCCCTCTCAGAACCAGCCCGGCGACCGCGAGGAAGCGCTAGCCCGCGACGATTTCGCCGAGGAGCTGGCCCGCCACATCAGCCGCTATCCTGCCCGCCACATCGACCTGCGCAGCCGTGTCCGCACCTTGTCGTGCGTTTCGGAGGCCGAGCTGAATCGCCTGGTGCCCGCCGTCGACTACTTCCTCGGACTCTACGACTGGCAGCGCACGAAGGGGCAGGTGGCATGACCACTCGTCTTACGCATGGATGGCTTGAAGGTCATCCTGTTCGCGTGTCCCGCCAGCCGCACCGCTGCGAATACTGGCGCGGCGCGAGCGCCGGTGGTCTTTGCCGCAACGTCATTGCCGTTGGCGAGCGTTACGTCGAGGGTGAGCCGAACGACACTGCCGGCGGCTGGGGCAATGCCCGCTATTGTCTCTGTTGCATGGCCGACGATTACCCTGAACTGATCGCCCGAGAGGTGGTCGCATGACCATCCAGGAGTGGGGATCCTGCCCACTGTGCCAGAAGGCGCACCAGATCGAGGATCACACCTACCGCATCAGCATCGACGGCCGGCTGCGCTTCATCTGCCAGTCCTGCCGCCCGACATCTCCTGCTTCCATGCCTCCTAGCGGCAGACCCAACGGCCCGGCCTCGCATAGAGAGGACAACCACAGATGACCTTTCACGCTCCCTCCTTCGGTGTTCCTGCCTTCGATCCCGTCCTGGCCGACGCCTGGCGCGAAAGCGCGCTGACCGTCGAGCGCAGCATTCGCATGATCCGGCAGCACCTGGACACGATCGAGCACGCGGACGATCGGCTGCGGTGCGGCGAGCTGCTGCATTCCCGCGCTTATGTTGCGACGTGCCGCAAGCTGCTGCCGTGGCACCTGTCTGTCTACCTGGCGGCTTTGCGGCAGGTCACCGAGGCCGAGATCAAGATGGGGCATATCGGCATGCCGTTCGCCAAGTCTTCAGAAGGATAATCCCATGAGCGCCGAGCCGGCAGACTATATCCACAACATCGAATTCCAGCAGGCGATTGCCAAATGGCAGAACAGCGGCGGCACGTTCGGCGTGGCCTATGCCATGCTGTGCGCCGCCTATGGACGGGGAGACGCGGGCCACCGTCAGGTTGCCGAAGAGGCCAGTATCGATGTGCCCGACGCCTCCCCACAAGATGCAGCGGAGGGCCAGAGGACCATTGCCGACGAGGCCACCGAGTTTGTGCCCGATGCTGCACCCGAACGAAGCGGAGAGGGCCATTCGACGCATGCCGACAAGGCCATTCATCCTGTGCCCATCTCCGCTTCGGCCCGTGTCCTGCCCGGACACGCCAAGCACGGCATGGCGTCCATCAGCGCTGTGCAGGGCACCATGTCGAAGTCGCTGTTCGACCGCATCAAACTCCCGGACGGCCGCACGCTGCGCGAGGTCTGCTGGAGCGAATGCCCTAACCTCGCCACCCGCTACCGGCGCCTCTCGCGCATCCTCATGGCGCTATGGGCCCATGGAAAGCCGGTCGACCCGAACACGACGGTCGACAACCTCATCAACGATGCGGGGCTGAAGCAGATCGTGGATGCCGTGGAGAAATTCAATGACATACACTGATACGAATGGAGCGAAGGGCCGTCACCCCACTGCCGTCGAGGCCAGTCGACGAGTGCCCGACGCTCCACCCAATGACGGGGAGGGCCAAATCGCAGCTGCCGACAAGGCCAAGTTCGGGGTGCCCGACCCGTCGCCCAGCAACAGCAGAGCGGGCCATTCACGGAATGCCGACAAGGCCACTGCGGGAGTGCCCGTCTCTGCTGACCCGAACGATGGCGGAGATGGCCTCGGTCCGTCTGCCGACAAGGCCAAGCAACGTGTGCCCTCCTCGCCATCACCAAACAGTAGAGCGGGCCAAAGGCATGGTGCTGACAAGGCTAAAGGAGCGCTGCCCGTCTCTGCTGTGCTTGCCAAGCTTTACGAGCTGCAGGTCCGCCGCAAGTTCTACATCTCTGTCGTCAACAAGCAGACCAACGCCGCCAAGGCGCTTGTCCGCCGCGCGCTCGGTTGGCGCTACGACAGCGATGAAGGCTCCCGCACAAAGATGAACGGCAAGGCCGCGCGCATCGTCGCCGCGGCGATCGCCGGCAAGCCGCAGCGCCAAGAAGACGAGATCGCCTTCGCCTCGCTCTGGGACGACCTCCTGGTGGTCGCCGGGTCCATTGAGCCCTGCGCTGAGGCGCGGCATGACATCGAGCTGGCCATGGAGCGGGCCGTTCGCGGCCTGCCTGTCTACGCCTGGGCGAAAGAAGTGAAAGGACTCGGCGAAAGAGGCCTCGCCGTCATCCTGGCGGAAGCCGGCGATCTGTCTGGCTATCCGAAGAAGGGCCACCTGTGGAAGCGGCTCGGCCTCGCTCCCTTCAAGGGCAAAGCCTGTTCGACCTGGCGGCGCGAGGGCGGCCTGTCGGCCGCCGAGTGGGTCGAGGCCGGCTATTCGGCGCCCCGCCTTGCCCAGATATTCGCTGTCATCTCGAAGCCGCTCCTACAGGCGCAGCTCGTCAGCAAGGAGAAGTCCAGCACGAAGCACGGGCAGGCCAAAGGTCCGTATGGCGCGATCTACGTGCGTCGCCGCGAGCATCTGGACGAAGCGCACCCCGACTGGACGCCGAAGCACTGCCAGATGGATGCGCTAAGGGTGATGACGCAGATCCTGCTGCGCGACCTGCTGCGCGAATGGAAAGCAACAGAGGACCATCCCGGCGTTGCCAACGAGGCCAGAGTGGAAGTGTCCTCTGCTAAACGCCGGGAGGCCATCCCTGCCGTGCCGACAAAGGCTAGAGCGTGGTTGCCTCCCGGCGAGACGGACGGGCGGACGGCTATTCGGCCCGTGTCTGAAAGGACCATTCGGAGGTTGCCGTCTGCCCGCGCCGTCGAGAAGGCCAGCAATGTCGTGCCAGAAATGGCCAATCAAGCCTTGCCTTCCGACGGCGCTGACTTGCACGAAGGCGTGGGATGAGCGCGCTTAGGAAAAACCAACAGGAGAAACCGATGACCGAGATGGAACGCGCCCTGAACCAGGCGATAGACGAGGACAACATGTCGCCGCCGGAGCCGGTGAAGCTGCGCACCGCCCGGCCGCTAACGCTGGCCGAGATGGCCTCGACGATCGACCGCGCCCACATCGACATGGCGGCGCGCTTGCGCAAGGAAGGCATCGACGCCCAGTGCCTTGCCGAGGAGCGGGTGACCGCTGCCCATGCGAAGTATGCCCGCCTGTTATCCGAAGAGACGGCCCGCCTAACGCGCGAAAGAGACGACGCCATACGCCTGGCTGAGGTAGACTACCGCAACAAGCTTCACGAGCTCGCGGGTCTAGTCAGGCAACGCCCGTGAGAGCAAGCTCACCGGGTCGATCCCCAAACCCGCCCGGCGGGCGAGCCGCGCGCCTAATTCCCCCAAATGCCGGCGCGCGGCAGCTCTCGCTTCGCCTCCCCGCAGCCGGTTTCCTGTCCTTTGCGGCTGCGGGTGTTGGGAGGCGGGTCGCCTTGTCGCCATCGCCACACCGCGGCCCGCCTTCCCTTTCGGAGAGAACAAGCAAATGACCGTCACCCGGCAGACTCTGCATAACCTGCTCTGGAACTACGGCGTCGAGAACAACGAGCTTCTCGATGCCTTGGCCTGGAAGTTCGCCAAGCTGATGGATGAGCACGACGTGGTGCGCGAGGAGCGAGACCGGCTGCGTGAGGAATTGAAGGCTCTCAAGGGCGATGCGTGGGAGGAGGCGGAGCAATGAGCGACGCCGACATCACCATCGAAGACAAGATCACCGCGCTGAAGGGGGCGCTGCGTTGGCGCGAGGAAGTCTTGGCTCTACGCGCCGAGAACGCCCGGCTGCGCGAGGCGCTGGAGAAGATCGCAGAGTTGGATGGTGATGGGCTGGCCTCGTGCACGCCACAGGCAATAATGAAGATAGCCCGCGCCGCACTGGCGAAGGAGGAGGAGGAGAAATGAGCGACGATGCCAAATATGTTGACGCGCTGCTGGCGAATGGACGGCTGCGCGAGGAGCGTGACCGGCTGCGCGAGGAGGCGGAACATCACCGCAAGCAAGCCGCCTACTGGCACGCCCGCTACGCTGAGATATGTAAAAACCGTGGCAGGCTGGACGCTCTCAACAAGGCTCCAATTCTCGGAAGTGCGAAGGAGGCGGGGCAATGAGCGACAACTATGAAGTCCGCGTGACAAATGAATTCTGGGTGTCAGCCAGCACGATGAAGGACGATGCGCCAAAGGATTGCGAATACTTTCTAGTATTTCGTCGCGGCGGTGAGCGGCTGGGGGAGTTGGTGATCAGGGCGGATCAGATCGGCCTTGCCCGCTACGTTCCCGACGACCGAACTGGCTGGCGGCTGGAAACGAACGGGCAGTTCGGATTGTCAGAACCGACGCACTGGGCGAAAATTCCAGCGCCCCCCAAAACGGAAGAGGAGGTCTGATGCTACTGCATCGCACAGGCTACGCAGCGACGCTGCTCGGTACACGCAAACTTATCCGCCTATGGCCAAGCCGCTGGTGGCTGGTGCGTGGGCGCGACAACAGGAATGGGCGGTTTTTCATAGGCCTCGCCCGCTACGAGCAATGAGCGACATCAACACTGGCCGCACTGGCACTCCGCTTGATGATGCTCTGCGTGAGATTGCCGAACTTCGCGGCCTGCTCGCTGAGACTGTCCCTGACCCGGAATACCGCAGGATGCAGGACATCGAGATTGAACGACTGCGTGAGGAACGGAAGCGGCTGCGCGAGGCACTGGAGAAAGCACAAGGGGGAGTGACGGATTACGCAAAGCAGTATGTGGCGCTCCGTGCCGAGATCGACCGGCTGCGCGAGGCGCTGGAAGACATCAGGCGATGGGCCGTCGTCATTACCAACGATCACTGGGTAAAGACAGTTCTCGGCAAGATCGACGCCGCGCTGGCGAAGGAGGCGGGGCAATGAGCGAAATCAGAACCCTGCGGCCCATTAGCGAAGCGTGGCGCGACAAGACCACTGCCAATATCGTTGAAATTTTGAAGGACTTTCTGGTTCGAGCGGAAGCAGGCGATTTCACTGGCCTTGCTATCGTTGCGACCGAGCGTGACGGCAGCATCACGCATCAGGTCAGCACGACAGAGGATTATATTCGGATGACGGGTGCGTTGCAGATTGTTCTTTACAGACATTTGCTCAGCAACCCGACCGAGGAGGTGGGGCAATCCTGATGAGCCGCGCGCTGGCCCCTCTGACGCTTGACCAAGCAGCCGAAGCCTTGGGGATAACTGTGGAGGATGCTGCAAATCCAGCCCGCCACGTCCGCGATCTCATCCGCCGGCACGGCATACCCTTTACGCGGTGCGGCCGCACGGTAAAGCTTCGTGCCGATCAGCTTGCGGCTCTAGCCGAGAGAATGGTTCAATGCCCCTCAAACTCTGGCAGCACGACAACGGCTTCTGGTACGTCACCGGAACCGTCACCGCCTGGAGGAATGGACAACCTCATTCAAGGGAGGTTCGACGCTCTACCCGGACCCGCGACGAAGCCCAGGCAGACGGCATCCGTCGTCAGATTGACAACGCGGAAGCCGAGCAAAACATCACCGGTCGTGAACCCGTTCTCACGTTCCGCCAAGCGGCAGCGAGATACGTAAAGAACGGCGGCGAGGAACGCTACATCGAAGCGACGGTGAGGCGGCTCGGCCGGCTTCGCATCAACGAAATCACCCAACAGCTATTGGACGATGCGGCGCGGGCCCACTATCCGATCGCCGCCGACTCCACGATCCGCCGCTCGTTTCACGGGCCAGTCATCGCCGTCCTGCGCGCCAACGGCATCAAGGAGTTGTTCAGCCGGCCGCCCGACGGCGAGAAGCGCACCATCTTCTTCCGGCCCGAGCAGGCCGACAGGACGCTGAAGCAGATCGGTATCAGCCGCTATCCCAACCCATGGGCCGGCGCATTCGCTACCTTTCTCTTCGGGCAAGGAAGCCGCGTCAGCGAGACGCTGGCAATCGACGGGCGCGACGACATCTCGCTCGAGCACCGCTATGCCATCCTGCGCGACACCAAGAACGGCAAGGAGCGGATGGTCACGCTTTGCCCCCGCACGATCGCCGCGGTGTCGACTATCCCGAATCTCGGCCGTAAGGGACCGCTGTTCCTTCGCTATGACGGCAGGCCTTACGATGCCAGGAACGGCAACGGCTACCAGTTTTCCTTCTGGAAGCGCGCCGTCACGGCAGTCGAGCTCGATCCGCACGACTTCACCCCGCACACCGCCCGGCATTCGTGGGCGACATGGTTCTACAGCCAAACGAAGGACGTGGTTCGGCTCAAGGCCGAAGGCGGCTGGGACAGTTCGGAATGGGAGAGATATGTGAAGCTTGCAGCGCCAGGATTAGGCCATGCCGCGATGCAATATGGCTTCAGCTTTTCTGAAATTCCGCAAAGTGGTGCTTTGTCCACAGCGGCTAATACAGCATAAAATATTGAAATAAATAGATAAAACGGCGTCAAGAAAACTCGACTAAACGCCCTTAGCAGGGGCGCGCCTTCGACCGCTCGGCCACCTCTCCGTCGCGTCCTGCTACCCCGCGAAGCCTTGGGAAACAAGCGGTTTTTCAGTTATTGCAGAAAATGCAACAACTGAGGGTGTGACGGCCCGAAGCGTGAACAAACAGCCCAAAACGTGCCGTTCCATCTTAAATTCCGCAAAATTTGTTCGGGGAAGGTTCTGTTGGGCACTCGCTTCACGCACATGCTCTAGCTGGGCGGCAGTAGGCCGAACAGGATGGCGGCAATGAAGACGATCGCCAGAATCACGATCGCCACCGACAGCCACCAGGCGGGATGCATCAGGCAGCTCGTCGTTCACCCACATAAATAATCATGCCGGGCCTGGTATCTGAAAGCCGCTACTGCCTATCCACATCAGCAACCAGATGATCACCAGCAGGGCGAAACACCCCCAGATGATCTGGATGGCGCGCTGCGGCAGCGGCAGTTGCAGGATCGTGCCGAGGAACCAGATGATGACGTAGACCACCGCCACGCCGACACCGATGTAGAGCAGTATCCACAGTAGCTGGATGATGGGGCCTAGCATAGCTTGCACTCCTTCTTTCCTAGCCTATCGGATCGGGATCGTAGACGGCGGGAAGATCGCGGTATCGCCGCCCGGGAAGACCGGGCTGGGCTTGGTCCTGTCCCGCGCATATTCAAGGATCGAACCCAGCACGTTGCAAAGCGCTACAGCCTGATTGGCGTCCGGCTCGTTCGGCGTCTCGATCGAGATCACCCACCTGTCTCGCCCGCTGTAGGCGAACGGCCGGCTGACGCGATAGTCCTCCGTGCCGCCGCTCACGCTGGCGATCCGCATGAAGCAGTCGGTCGCGGGGATCGTGGCTTCGCTATAGGTTGAGAAGAAGATGCTGGCGAATTCCTTGTCGTTCATCAGCCGGTACATGAAGTAGCCGGGGATCGCGACCGCCGCGAGCGCGAGGATCACCGCTACGTTGCGGAGCGACAAGTCCTTCAGATAGTGGAGCCAATCTGCCACCCCTTCAGCCGATCAGAACCCCGTTGACGTAGACCTTGACGCCACCCTGCGTCTCGATCCGCACGATCGCCTCGTCGGGCTCCGGTGCCGGCGCGGTCGTGGACAAACCCATCCACGCTTTGAATGCATCGGCGCTGCCGTTGAAGCGGTTGGCATCGACCGGCTTGGAAACCCCGGGCACCGTGGCCTTGTCAGTCCACTGCCAGAGGCTCCACTGCGGCCATGTCGACGTCGGCCACGAAGGGGCAGGAGCACTGGTGTACTGCGCAATCCATAGGCTGGTGTTTTCTGCCAGGTAGGCGCTCCTCGTCCCGGCTAACTGCTCCTTGATCAGGTGCCCGGAATAGATCGTGATCTGCAGATCGGGCCGCATCTCCTTGATATTTCCGACCGCATCTTCAAGCTGGTCGAGATATACCCCGGGATCTTCGTGATCGAGCACCACCCGCTCGCCCTGCCTCGGGTCGATGGTCGAGAGGTAGTGGTCCATCTGCTCGTACATGCCGCCCGGCCTGAGGAAATGATAGGTCGACCAGAGCAGCCCAGCATCCATCGCCGGTCGCGCGCGGGCGAATAGCTGGTCATCAACGTAGGTCTTGGACTCCGTCGCCTTGTGGATCACCCCCTCGCAGCCGGCCGCCCTTAGCTGGCTCCAGTTGGGTGTCGGGTTCCAATGGGAAATATCTATGCAGATCGGTGCGGTCATTTGCCATCGCTCGAGACGGCCAGTCCAGTTGGACAGGTCATGGCAGTACTCTTGAAAGGTTTGGGGTTTTGACGTTCAGTACACGGCTATGCAAAAACCGCTATTGGGCTTCGTCGTCGCCGCCGTGATCGGCGCGGTTCTCTTCGTGATCGTCGGCTATTTCGCCTATGCAGCGTCTAGCGATGCCGTCGGCTTTGCCTACTGGGTCAGGCGCCCGCTTCAGTTCAGCGGCCTCTATTGGGCCCTGCTCGGAGCGGCAGTTGGCTGCGGCCTCCGATATCTCCAGACAACGCGGTGAAAGACTTCCTCGCCTTCATCGTCTTCGCGCTGGCGTGGTCGGCTGGCGCCGGGCTGCTGCTCGAGACAAAGCTTGTAAACCCCTATGCAATCTTCGCCGTCTGGACCGTCGGCTTCGTCTGGGGCGTCGGCTACATCGCGGCTGGCAATCGCGAGGCGGCTGACTATCTGTTGAAGATCTGGCTCGGCATGATGGCGACCTGCGGCTTGCTCGCCCTGATGGTCTTTCTCAATTGAACGGCGTCAGTGGAGCCGGGAAGACGCTGGTTTGCCCGTATTCCTTCTTGCGCCGGCCTTCGTTGCGCCTCAGATACCCGGGGCTTGCCGCTTCCCTGAGCGAATTCATGAACAGGAAGTCGAGCGCGGGTTTCACGTAGAACAGGTTCGCGAACGGCGTGTTGCCGGTGGCAACCGTTAGCAGCTCGCCGAACTTGAACTCCTCGTCGGAACTCAAGCCGGCGGTGCGAGCCCTCTGCGCCATCTCGATCAACTGCGACGCGGTACCGGCCGTCGGGCCGACTACGGTTTCCAGCACGTCGCCGCCGAAGCGGTTCACCCTGCCAAACAGGAAGTCGCCATAGATGCCGGCGGCACCGCCCTGGATAAATGCCGCGGCCCAGGTTCCCGGATCTGACAGGTCGCGCGGCGGCCAATTGCCTTTTATCAGATCCTTGAAGGTCATCGAGACATAACCGGCCATGGTCAGGCCAGCGATCAGTGTGCCGATGTGGGCGGACTTCTCCAGCATGCCCGCACCTGAGCGATGCCCGAACAGAGCACGTCCGCCAACCCTTTGCGTGAAGGCCATCGGGAAGCCCTTGAACTGGCCCATAAAGCGCAGGGCCTCGCCTGCTACAGTTCCAGGCCGGGTGCCGAGCGTCATTGTCCTGCGGGTGCGCGGATCGACCTCGACGACACCGTAGCTGGTTTCATCCGCGAAGAAGCGTAGCACCGCCAGTTCAAGCTTACGGCGACCGTCGGCGGCATCGCGGCCGAGTCCGGCGACCATTTCATCAGGCAGTTCCCTGATCCTGTCCGGCGTGATGTAGCTCTTGCCGTCGATCTGGCGCGCACCGATCTTGCGGATGGCGTTCCATTTCGCCTCGTCGATCGAGTGCAGGCCGAGCACATGGCGGTAGTTCGCCGGCAGATCGGCATAGGCCGTCTTTGCCCGCATGCCCATTTCAGCGGCGATCACACGGCCGGCCGTGGCGCGCTGAATGTCCGTCCACCAGGATAGTCCGTTCCAGCGGAAGAACCGCTCCTGCAGCCCCGCCACCTTCCCCACAGGGCCATCTACAGCGGCAGCCGGGGCGACGATGTGACCGATGATGCCGTCGAACCCCTCACCGGTCAGGAAGGAGATCTCCGCCAGCTCGCCCTTCGGCCTGCCCCGGCGCAGCCCGTTCAACTGCGCAAAGAAGCCCTTGAGAAAGCCGGAGCCGCGAAACTGCGCTGCCGCACCCGCCGTCACGGTATCGGAGATGGACGAAAACACCGCCCCGCCGAGCTTGGCCATCGACTGCACGGCACGGATGTCGGCGCTGATCTTCGCCCCGGTGACATTGACCGGCCGCGAGACAAGCCCCGTAGCGATGTCCATTGCCTGCCGGATGCCGCCTCCATCGAAAGTGAGCGAGTTGATCTGCTTGCTCTTCTGCGCGTCCGACAGCTTCGGGTTTTCCTTGATCTGGCGCTTCATGCTGTCGACCAGCGAACCGAACATCACTTCCGGGTTTGGCCCCAGCGCGTCCATGTTCGCCGCCAGCTTCGCCGAGTTCCTGAGATGCGAGATCATGCCCGAAACGGTGTTGCCGTAGCCGAACTGCTCCCGATAGGCCAAGGCCCCCTGAGCGTCCTTGAAATGCAGCACCCTCGACTTGCCGAGCGATTTCGCCAGGTTGGCCGGATTGACGCGCTGGCCCTTTTCCCGCGGCGTTGGCTTGTTGCCCAGCCCGGTGATGATCGTGTCGTAGATCCCGGACAGGGCCTCCTCTATCTCCTTCGCCGATTCCACATCCGGGAAGGTGCGCGCCATGTCGAGCTTCGGCAGGATGGACTTGACCCACGCATCCTTGCCGGCCGCGATCATCTTCACGTCGTCATGCGTTTGCGTTCCAGACCAGCCGTCCAGCTTGCCGATCGAGGCTCCCAGCCCGTTCAGGTCCGTGCGGCTCATCTCGGCATAGGAGGCGAAGACCTTGGCGATGTATTTCGCGTCGGCGTTTCCGGTGATGCCTGGCTTGCCGCCCTCGCGCAGCTCCGACATTTCGATGGTGATGTCGGCGTCCATCTTCTGGTCGCGCAGGGAATGGATCAGGTCCGGGCGATTGGCCTGCAATTCTCCGAACAGACCACCCAGATAGCGCGCCTCATAAGCGCCGTTCAGAGCCGCGACGGAATTGCGCCCGCCCTCTACGCCCTGCTGTGTGCCCTCAAGAATGGCCAGCAGCGCCTTCCTCGGCGTCATCCCTGCTTTCATCATCGACGTGACGGCCTGGTCGAGCCTGTCGCGGGCGAGGATGTTGAGCGATGCGTGGCGCTTCTGCATCGCGGCGGCAACGCGGGTGCGTTCCGCTTCCCGCTCGGCGAAGGCGCGCAGCTTGTTCGGCAGATCGGTAATTGCACCCTCAGCCTGCAGTTTCGCCTTGTAATCGGCAACACGCTGGAAGGCGTCGTCGATCGCCTCGCGATTAAGGCGCTGGCCGGATGCCGCATTGGCAGCATCGAAGCATTCCGGCCCGAGCTTGGGACGGATGTTCATAGCAAACACCCCACAACCGACTTGAGCGCCTCGCCATAAGCCTTACCGTCCTCGAACGCGGCTTGCGCGTCAGCAAGATCGGCCTCGTCGTCCGCGGTCAGCCGCCCTTCGGTCCTGACACGCTGAACGTCGGCCTCTTCCACGAAGGTTCCAGCTTCGGGATCGACGCCGTACTGGGCGGACATCGCCTTGTAGTCGTCGGGCTTGGCGATGCGGGTTTCGGCTGGCTGCCGGTCCTCGGGAATGGGCTCAGGACGGGGCGCGCTGTTGTCGACGGCGATCGGACGGGCTACATTGGCTTCGGGAGCGAAGCCTGCTGGCGCCTGCGGTGATATCGCCGTGGCAGGCAGGATAGCCCCCACCGGCCTATCTGGCGCGCGAGCGAAAGACGCCAGATCAGTATCCCCGGTTGAACCTTTGGCAGGTTCGCCGGGGGATCGCCGGGGCGAAATCTGCCTTCCTGGCTCTACATGCACAGTCACCAGCCCACGCTCGCCGCCGCGTTCGGCTATCGGACGATCCCCATAGACGACTGTTCTGCCGTCCGCCTTTTCAACAACCCAGTTCCTGCGGACGACGCCGCGTTCCTCCGTTATGAAAGGCTCGAACGACCGGATCACATCAGGGAAATCCATGATGTCCTGCTTTGTGATCGCTTCGCCTTCCGGCTTGCTCGACAACTCGCCATGCTTCACCGCAAACTTGACCAGGCCGTATCCGGCGCCCCTTACTTCAATATCGCCCTTTCCCTTGTAGCCCCCGCGCGCAACGAATGACCCTTCGATATCCTCTGGCGTGACATGAACGATCGGGTCGAACTTGTCGCCAGCAAGCCCCGCCCGAACGTCGGCTATGCTCCGGTCATAGGCGCGGGACAGTTCGTCCACTTCGCGCGCTACCCTGGCCAGCGGCTCCGTCGCATTCGGGCTGAGCGCGACGTCCTCACCCCGAGCCAGTCCGCCGATCGCCTCATTGAGGGCAATGCGGGCTTCCTGGGTGGTCTTCAGCGTGGCAAGGCGGTCTTCTATGGTCTGGCGCGACTTCGCGTCAGCACGCCCTCCCCACGCCCCGCCAATGGCTCCAAAAGCTCCACCGATCAGAGCAGCAGTCGCGATCTCCGAGACCGTCGCTTGCCATGAGACATCGTCACCGTAGGAGGCGCGCCTGTCACGGGTGGCAATGCTGAAGATGGCCGTGTTGCCGGCGGCATCAAGCGCGCCCGCAAGAGCCGTTCCGCCAATCCTGCCGGCCCGCGCTACCGCAGCGGCTTTGACCGCCGGCCCGCCAACCGGGACATAGTTGATCGGATCAAGGGCTTGCCCGGCCATGTTGCCGACGAAGGACCAGATCGGCCGTTTGGCGGCATAGAACTCCCGGACCTTCCTCGCGTCGACGCCCATCGCCAGCGCCGCCGCGCGGTCCTCCGTCATGCCGGCATCCCAGGGGATATCGTCCCGGAAGTAAGGTGAGGTCTTGTAGGCATCCTCGCTAAGCGCCGGGCTGTCTTCCCGAAACGCTTGTGCCGTCCGGCGCGTAATCTCATAGCCGGTGGTTAGCGGGTTCACCAACCGGAACGCGTCGCCAATCCGGCTTTGCGTCGTCGGCGCACCTTCCGGAATAGTAAAGTCCTTGATGGCTGTGCCCAGCCCGAAGCTCTCCAGCGCGCCGCCCTTAGCCTGGTCGAAGAGTGTCCACGGCACGCTCATCGGCTGTGCCATCGCGGATTCGAACATCTCCTGCCGCGTGGCGCCGCGATAGGTTGGGCCGCCATCGAAGCCGAAGACGCTCATTTTGGCAGCACCACAGGATTGCCGAACTCATCGACAGACGGGCCGGCGCCTGCCTCTGGCGTGCGCTCTCCATAGTCGCTGTCCGTGACTGGGCCTTTTTGCCTCGGCGGAACCTTCGCGGGCTTGAAGATGATCGGCTCGCCTGTCGCATCTGAAATCGCCGCGCCAGTGTACGGATCGATGAACACATAGCTGTCATCGGCCTCGGCGTTGCGGAAGTAGCCTTGAGTCATGACGTTGTCGGCGTGGTTCTGCGTCACCGCATCGAGCACGGCCTTCGTGCCGTCGCTGGTTTTCACCTCGGACGGCACGGCAAGAGTAGCCTCAACCGCCGTGCGCACGGCCGGCATTTGCGCCTCCAGCCCGTCGATGATCGGCTCGGGGTTCTCGCCAGCCGGCATCAGGATCTGCATGTTCGCGCGGCCGTCGCCCGTCACGATCTGCACGTCGCCATAGAGGTCCTTCGCCACTGCCGCGACCGCAGACTCCAACTCCTCGCCCTGGCGCAGGCGCATGTTGACAGCATTCGTCATCAGCTTGGCATCGCGCTCGGCCTTGACGAAGTTCTCGGCGACGCCATCAGACAGCCCGTAGTAGATGTCGCCGACCTGACCTTCCTGCATAAGCGCATCCTGGATGGACTGCTCAATGACGGCCGGGGTCTCCGCCACCTTGCCGGGCAGTTTCGTCGGGTCGACGATGGAAGCCTGGAACAAGCGCCGCGCCGCGCCCTCATCGCCGCGCGACAGCGCCCGAAACGCGCCCTGCGTGATTTCCGGCATGCCGGCGTCGACCAGTTGCTCGAATATGGCCTGCTGCTGCTTGGGATCTGGCGTCGAGGCCACCGCCACCGCGGCAGCTTGGATGCGATCCTCTTCCGGCACGTTCACGTCCTTGAAGACCTTGACCGCATTGTCGGCGATGTTCTTCGGCAGTGGCTGCACATCTTCCGACTTGATGCCGAGCTGCTCCTGCGCGGCGATCGAGGCGGCGACCGCCCGGCTGTAGGCGTCGGCGCGCTGGTTAGGGGCCGCCCGCGAAGCGCTTTGCCAGGCTTGCTGGACGTTCGGGAAGGCGTTTGAGACATAGCCAGCCGGATCCGCCGCCCGCGCCTTCATGGTGGCTTCCGCGGCCGCCTCGAGCGAAGCGTATTTCGCCGCCCCCAGGGCTGCCGCGTCGCCAGTCGCCAGCGGCGCCGCCGCCTTCAGCATCGACTGGATCTCGGCCTCTGGCATCTTCTGCATGGCGTAGACGGACTCGGCCGTCTCGACCGAGGCCTGGAAGGTGCGGTATTTGTCCGGCCCGGTATCGGCCCCGTAGGCCTTTATGAAGTCCTCCTGGCCAGGCATCGTCGCGCCGGTGTAGACGCCGGTATTCTGGATGGCGACCGGCGCGTTGGTGGTGATAACGTCGAGGTCAGCGCGCAATGCCGCCATCTGCTCGGCAACCGCGGAATCCGCGGCATTGGCCAGCGCCAGCCGCTGCTCCAGCGTCAGGTTGCCGAAGCGGGGATCGATCGCGCCGGCACCGCCGCCGGTGGCAGCCACTCCCGGGCCACCCATCTTTTCGGCCGCCCAGTCCTTGATCCAGCCGACCGTCTTGCCCTGAAGGTGCGGATTGGCGTTCATGGTCGCCGCGTCCAGCACGCTCGCCAGCTGGGATTCGTCACTTGCCTTGAAGATCGCTTCGGCGCCTCCCTGGCCAGCGAAGTGCGCCAGGTAGATGTTAGCCTCCGTCACCGGAATGTCTTTGCCGCGAAGGAACTCTGCGTTGTCCTTTGTAAGCGCCGTCGTCATCTCGCGGCCGAGCGCGCGGTCGGTCTTCATCGCCAGCAGGACGCGGTCGCCGAGGCCCGCCGCCAGGTCGGGGCGGTGCTTGCGGATGGTGGCGAGCCAGGTGCCGTCCGTGAATTGCCCCAGCCCAGACGCGCTCGACCGCTCGTTCTTGGCAGTAGGGTCGCCGCCCGATTCCGCACCGATGATCTTGTTGACGACGTTGGCGACCGGATCGCCACCGCCACCGGTCAACTTCCCGGCACGGTGGTCCGCGATGATGTCAGCGTAGGCTTCGGGAACGTCAGCGCCGCCGGCGCTCGTACGGTAGCCCCACGCCCTGCGGCGCCCCATGTCGGCATGGATCGTGGTGTTGCCGATGCCGATGCCGGTGACGCCCGCAGCAGACAGGGCAGCGACGATGCGGCGGCGCTCATCAACGCTATAGCCGGATACGTCGATGTCCATGGCGTTGGCGTCGAGATGCTGCGAATCTTCAGCGCCGCCGACAGCTTTGTTCTTGGCCTCAGAACGGTAGCCGGAATTTATCTTCGCGCCGCCTATGCCGAGACCGGCGAAAGCCTGCTTCACGGCACCGACCAGTCGGGGATTTAGCTCGGCCTCGCCGCCAGACTTGAAATCCAGCCTGACATTACCGCCGCCACCACCTTCCCCAGGCTTCGGCATGCCGAGCAGCCCGCGCACCCGCGATGGGTCTTTCGTGGTCATCGCCAGCGCCAGCGCCTTCTCGGCGTTCTGGTTCCACTCGACGATCGCCTTTTCCTTGTCCAGCGCGTCCATGTCGCGGGCGTTGATCATCGCCTCGCCGCGCGCCTTGAAATCGGCAATGATCTTCGGATCGTCCGGATCTGCCTGGGCGATCTCGTTCATGAATTTCGTGGTCTGCTTCTGGGTCTCGAACTCCTCATACTCCCGCCGCCTGGAGATCTGCAGCGGCGCCATCTTCTGCTGCCCCTTCAACCGGTACAGCTCGCGCTTCTTCAGGAAATCGTCGCGCACCTTGCCTTCCGGCATCCTCGCGGCCGCTTCGTCGAAGCGCTTGTCGAAGGAGCCCGGCTTGACCACTGCGCCGGTCTTCGGGTCGACCTCGCCGTAGAGTCCGGCGACCATGTCGGAGCCATCAGACGGCGCATTGGCCACCGCGTCCTGTTGGCTGAGCGCTTCCCCGCTCAGGTATTCTTCTTCCCTGAGATTGCCGTCGAAGATGTCCTGCCGCTGCTTGCGCGCCTGGTAGGCGCCGGCGACCGCGGTAATCTGCGAGCCGAACTCGGTGAGCGCCGCGCCAATTGGGCCGCCACCCTGCGGATAGCTGACGCCGGGATCGCGAGCGAGCTGCGGCCGAGCCACCGACAAAGGAATTCGGGCCAAGGATCAGCCTCCCGCGAACACGTTCTGTTTCACTTGAACGGGCTCTGGCCCATGCGCACGGCGCTGCCGACGCCGGAAAGCAGCGTGCTGGCGCCGGCGATGTAGCTCGCCTGACGCGCCTGCTTGCCGCTGAACTGCGAAATGCCGGCCTGCGTGTTGAGCGCGTTCGACCGCAACTGCGTGCCGTAGCGCATTGCCTGCACGTCAAGCTCGCCCTGCCGGGCGTTGGCCGACAGCACCTCGGCCGGCGAGCCGGTGAGCGCCACACCCGATGCGCCGGCCTGAGCGCGGGCCGCCGACTGCGCCAACTCCTGCCGGTGGCGCTCGCGATCCCGCTCGTAGGCCGAAGCCTGCGACTCCTGCAGCGCCTGGCGCTTGTAAACCTGCGCCTGCATCTCGGCCATGGCCTGCGCCTGCTTGCCTTGCATCAGCGCGCCGCCGGCTGAGACCGCCGAGCCGGCTATTGCCATCATAGTAACGGGGTCAACGCACATTCTACGGCTCCGCGTCAAAGACGGGCATGGCTCCCCTGATCGTGCAGGGAGTGGGGTTGATGTGGGTGAGCTGGATCTTGCCCATGCCAGACCAGGAGTCGTCGATCGGAACCTCGACATTGCCGGTGAACAGCGAAACGGTGCCGTCCGGCGCGACGACCGAGGGAATGCGCACTCTCTCCCAGGCGCCGCGCTGCAGCGAGCGTATCGAGAGGCCGGAAGTGTCGGTCTCGAGCAAGGAGAGAATAACCTTGGCGACTTTCTTGCGTCTTCCGAGCAGGCTCCCGTCCTTGGCGCCGACGTCGAGCTCCAGCGTGTCCGCTTCGGCCGAGAAGGGCAGCCCGACATGAATACTTGTCGCGGTATCCCCGCCTGGCAGCGTCACCGAGCCACCCGATACTGTCAGCCCCTTGTGAACCTTGTTGTCGGCAAGAGCGTCCACTGTCTCCCCGTTCAGGTGCGACAGGCCGGTGACGGCGCCCGTCGCAACGCCGGAATAGCTCAGCCCGCAGTCGACCGCGAAGCTGTCGGCCAATACCCCGTTTTCCATCGGCGCCGTCAGCAATTCGATGTAGCGCTTGGTAGCACCGCCGATGCTGCGCCTGACGATCAGCCAGACATCGTCGTTCATGCCGTCCTGGCCGGGCGTGACCGCGACACTCTCGACAAAAGGCCAGCTCTGGCCGCTGAGAGCCCCGCCCATGCGGTGCCGGTGCATGCCGCGGACTTCCTGCGCCGGCTGGTGGGTGTAGCCGCCGAGCTCGCCGTTATCGAGCGGGAACCACAGGATCGGATCCGGGTCGGTCTGGTAGGCTATCTGCCTGATGCCCTGCTTCGGAATGTGCTCCGAAATCTGGCTGACATCCTCCGAGGTGAAGCGGCCAAACTGGTTCATCGTCAGCTCGGCGATCGACATGCGGGACCGCGTGACATAGAGGAATGATGGCCCGGCATTTATCGGGGCGATCTCGGCGCAACCAAAGGTGCGGGAACTGCGGTTCTTGAAGGAGGAAGGCGTCAGCGCCTCGTCTATGCCCGAGCCCGACAGCGCCCTGACACCGCCCGTGGTGGCCAGCAGCAGCGAACCGTCGGCGTCGGCGATCCACACGATATTGTTAGCCTGTCCGCCGCCGGCATTGCGGAACTCCAAGCCGTCGTCGTCGGCCTCGCCCGGCGTGAAGGTATCGAGCACGAAGGTTTTGGAGAGAAACACCGAATAGCGCTGCGCAATCGCCAGCCGCTCCTCGAAGATCGTCACCGCGCTTGCGTTGTTCCCCACTTCCAGCGCCGACATCCGCCAGGTGAGTATAGGGCTCAGATCAGGCAGGACGTGACCGTACAAGCGGATCGTCACAACAGTGGTGCTGACGCGCGAAACAATGCGCGCCCAGCGCCACCGACCGTCCCCGCCTTGAAGACGAAGGCTCCGGCCGACGTCAGTGGTCTGAAAGCCGGTGTCGTCGTTAATGCCGACGATCGAAGAAGCCGTCAGGTTGAAAGGCGTCTGCTCGTCGCCGTCCTGGTTGATCCGGATTTCAGCAAGGGCGCTGTTAAGGGCGTCGGGATCCTGGATGGCGCTCCAGTCGAAACGATACTTCTGGAACGCCGTCTTGTTGTTGAACTCGTAGTAGCGAGTCTGACCGCCGTGCCAGCCGTCCTCGCCTTCGCGCGTGTCGAGCGTCACCCAGGCCGAGCCGTTCCAGCCCTGGAACTTCCACGTCACGGGAGCAGCAGACCCGCCAATACTGGAAGGAACGGTCACCGAATAGGCGTTGGCGGTTCTGGTGGGGCCGCCGAGATCATATACCACGTCGCCTGAGAGGCCTGTGATCGCAATTCCTGTTGCTACGTCCTTGTCGAAAAGCTTCCAGGCATCGGGAGATCCGTCCGAAGCCGTGACCGTGCCTGCCGGCGCCGTGAGGCCGGTCATCGTCGGCACCGACGAACCGTGCGCGGCCGGCGTCAGCGTCGTCGACGTCTCGTTGAACGGAAGATACGGCCCATCCTTGAACGCCGCGGCGGCAAGGCTCCAGGTGGTGTGGGCCTCGCGGGTCAGGATGTAAGGCTCGTAGTTCGCGTGAACGAGCCACATCTGATCGGCGGACTGGTAGTATTTCAGCTTCGGAAGATCGGCCGTCGTCCACGGCGTCACCACCTCGACGGTTCCGACCCGGGCCCCATAGGCATAGACGCGCAGGTAGAGATTGCCAAACTCGAGGCAGTAGGCCTGCTCGGAGGAAAAGATGAAGGGGATCAGGTAGGTGAGAGCGGAAGAGGTCTTCACCTCGCCGACAAAGCGCGTACCGCCGCGCTTCCTCAGGCCGCCATGCGGCAGCGTCAGGAAATTGAGGCACTTCGCCAGGGCGGCCCGATAGAGATCCAGCGAAGCGCGGGCGTGCAATCGCGGGCTGATTTCTCCACGCGTAAAGGCGTCCTGGAGCGGGTAAAGCGTGGCCATTCAGGATCAGGCGCGCCAGTGCCTGAGATCGCCCCGCTGGGTGGCCCAGGAGGCCCGGTAGAGCGCGCCATACTGTTGCACAGCATTCACCCGCATCGCTGACCTCAGCGCCAGCTGGTAGGCCTGCTGGGCCAGCTGCAGCATGCCGGTCTTGTGGGTCAGCGGCAGCGCCAGCTTGATGGCAAGTGCCGCCACCAGCACCTCGGTGAACGGCGCATCCCAGTCGTCGGGATCTTCGAGCGCGGCGATGTAGCGGATGGAGCGCGGGCTCGACTGATCGGAATAGAGATGGCCGTCACGCTGCTCAAAGGAGATCGGCACGCCGGAGAGCTCGTTGTCGTAGCTGATGGGCAGCAGCCGCAGGAAGTCGGGCGGCAGGTCGTATTCCCAGTTGAGCGTGCCATGCCCGCTGCCGGTATCGTAGCCGGTCAGCTCGATCGTGCGCAGCGCGAACGTCCATGCGTGCTTGGCGAGCTCCGCCTCACGGGTCGTCTCGAAATGCAGATTGAGCAGCCGCGCCGCCTTACTATCCTCCTCGAAGCTACCGATCGGCGCCTCGTCGAGGACGGCCAGGGCCTGGTTGGCAATGTCGAGCTGGGTGAGGTTGCTCATCGCTCAGACCTTGTCGGGAAGCGGATGCAGCTTCGGCCTAGAGACGCGCGGCTTGCGCTTGACGTTGGGATCGTCCGGCTTGCGCTTGCCGCGCAGCACCCGGCTCGGATCGGGCTTCTCCGCGGCTGGCGGTGGCGCCGATTTCGAAATGAAATTGCGCCGCCCCTTGGCGGCGCCGCTGTAGCGGATCATGTGGGAACTCCATGCGAATGGAGGGCGGCCAACCAAAGCCGGCCGCCCCCGCTCCCTGAGAGTGAACCTTCTTCTTTAAGAAGCAGAGCTAAGTCTTTGATTATACTTCAGTCGTCTTCAGGGCAAGGAAGGCCGTGTTCTTAACACTCGTCGCCGTCCTGTCCCAGTTCACCGCCAGTGCCAGCTCGGCGTCGGTCGCGAACTCGCCGGCCGTCGAGGCGTCCATCCACTTGAAGCCCTGGGTATGCGGCACGAAGTGACGCCGCGACACCATCTCGGTAACGCCACCGCCATGCGCCTGCCGCGGCTTTCTGTCGAACTCCAGCGGGCCGCCTTCGGTAGCGACCGGCAGCTCGTTCCACATGACCGCCCGGTCCTTGAACATGAAGGCGGTATACTCGCCAGTCGACACCGGAATATCGTCGTCGACCAGCACCCTGAGCCCCATGTAGAACGGGATCATCACCGGCCCCTGCTCGCTCGACGGTACGAAGTCGATCAGGTCGGCGGTCTTCAAAACCTTCATCTGCTTGGAATGCACCCAGAGGGTCTTGAAGTCGTCGGCGCGGTCGCCGTGCAGGTAGGCGGCATTGATGATGTCGACGTCTACGATCGAGGCGTTGGTGTCGCGGACCATGTCGCTGGCATCGTTGGCGATGTTGTCGGCGATGATGCCCTGCAGCATCTTGATCAGCGTCGCCTTGTGGGCACGCTGCCAATAGCTGGTCTGGCGCCGCACGATGACCTTTAGCGGGTCGTCGCCGGCCAGGATAGCGGTGAGGTCCGGAATGCCCCAGGCCTGTGCCCGGACGTGCCTCGCCGCGACTTCACGCCGCGTGCCGATCTTCTTCATCTCGATCGAATCGGTGGGATCGTCGTTGACCGGCTCGGAGGGATCGGCTCCCAGATCCTTCCATCCCGGCATGTCGACGGAACGGCCGCCCATCGACAGCTTGGAGGTGACGGCCGGGTCGGAATAGAGAATTCCGGCCTGGTAGATGTCCATCTTCTGGACATGTTCCTCAAACGAGTACTGCGCATAGACCGACGGCACGATGACGTCAGTCAGTTTGGTATAGGCATCAGCCACTGTAGTCTTCCTTCAGGTGAAGCGAAGGCCCGTTCCGGAGCTACCAGGGGTTGCTTGAAATCCAGAGGTCGGGGTTTTCGCCGGCCTCGCGGGCCAGGCGCTTCGCGCGCTCGGGGTCGCTTTTCACCAGGGCACTGATGCCAGCCACGTCGCGCTCGCCGTTGGCCATCCGCTTGAACGGATTTTCGCCGGCCGGCCGCCCGCCGCTGCCGATCGTATCGTCCCGAAACATCGTCTCGCCGACCGCCTTGAATGCCAAGGCGACCTGCGGATCGGTGAGGCTGCCGTCCGGCAGAAGGATGCCCTTCGCCTTATAGACGTCAGCCAGGCCGAGTTTCTTCAGCGCCCGGTCGGCGAGCTCCAGGTTCGTCTTGAACCTGTCGCTATCGAGCGGTCCCCAGTCCTTGACCAGCGCGTCATGGGTATTCTTGACCTGCTCGGCGACGACGGTTGCTTGAGCCTTCGCCTGCTCGGCCATGTAGGTGACGAACTTGTCGTGGACGACCTGCGCCTGCTTCGACGACAGCCCGGCTTCGTGCATCCAGGGTTTGGACGCCTTGGCGAGCTCGTCGTTGTAGGGCACGTCTTCCGGGTAACCTTCCGGACGCTTGAACTCGAGTTTGTCGGGAGACGCGATCGGCCGCCGCTCCTCAGGCAGGCGCGAGACGAACTTGTCCCACTCCTCCTGCGGCGCGTCGGCGGCCGGCACGCTGACCGCAGAACCCAGCCTGGACTCCGCGTTCATGCCGCCGGCGATGGCGTCGTCGATGGTCTTGTAGCCCTTGGTTTCGACCCACTTCCGGGTGCCTTCGGAAAGACCGGAAAATGGATTGCTTTCGCTTCCTGCAGCTGACCCGTTCTCTACAGGTTGCGACGGCTCTGCAGGGGTGCCCGCCGGAGCCTGTGCAACAGGTTCCACGGACCCGGCTTGCGCCTGATCTGACATGAGATGTTCCTTGGTTGAAGCGGCTCACCCGGCCGCCGGGATTTACGTAGCTGAGATGGCGGCGTTGGTGTCCGCCCTGAGCCAGTTCGTGCCGTTCGAAAACGCCACTATCGGCAATCCGGCGGCGCCGTTGCTCACATAGATGAGGCAGCGCGCATACGACGCGGCGGCCGGCACCGTGGCCACGGTATAGGTCAGCAATTTGAGCGGCGACCCGGTGGTTGACACGGCGGCATTGGTCAGTGTTCTCGGGATCCCTTTGGGCATCTGGTTGCTCCGTTCTCTGGGGAAAGATTGAGCGGCGAACCCCGCCGCAGGGACTTTTGTCCGGTCAGGCGGCCCGCACTGTCCGGATCCGCTCCAGCCTGGCCGAGCGTTGCAGCTCGATCAGCGCGTCGTCGCTCATCTGCAGATCGTCCATGATTATCTGCAGCACCTCGGCCCGCGCGTTCGAAAGCGCCGAGTGCAGCTCGAAGCCGTGCGGCGATTTCGTCCTGGAGATCCACTCGGCATAGGACGGGCGCCGGAAATAGCCGGTGACGTGCGCGAGATGAGTGAGCACGACCTCGGCGTCCTCGGTGCTGCCATTGCCGGCGAACAGCCGCCGGAAAGCCTCGACCCTTCTGAGCTCAGCAGCCGACAGCCCACCGGCATCGCCGGCACGGGCAAACGGTTTCTTCCTGGTCATGCAGGCAGCGCGGCCGGAGCCTGCATGGCGCCGGGCGGGATCATCCCGGCCTCACGCGCCTGGGCCGCTGCCGGCACCGCGGTCGCCGCAATGTCGGCGCCCTGCTTCAGCGCCGCCATGCCGGCCTGCGCCTGTTGCGCCTGGGCTCTCGCCTGCCGGATGGCCTCGACCTCATCATCGGTCCGGAGCAGCCGCTGCGGCGCCCTCGAGGCCTCCTTCTTGATCTTCAGGTATTCGTCGCCGTCGATCCTGTCCAAGATGCTCGGATCCATGGCCGCCTGCGCGTACTGCACGGCCGACGTCACCACCATATCGGAATCGCGGCTTTCGGCGGCGCGCCGCAATATGTCGAGCGGCGAGGTGAAGGTCGGGCGGATCGGCCTGCCCGCCAGGCTCTGCGGCGGCAGGAACTGCGAGCCCTCTTCGTAAATCCCCTTCTCCTCCAGGATGGCCAGCTCGCGCTCCAAATTGGCGGCAAAGCCGGCCTGGATGATCGAGCCGGACGGGCCGAGCAAGGCGCCTTTCTCCTCCTGGCGGATCAGCGCCTCGGTCGCCGTCATCTGCGGGTTCTGGACCAGCGTCTGGAACAGGTTCACGAACATCATGTCGCGGATTTCTTCGGCTCTGCCGGCGGCGTAGTCGAACGCCATGCGCGGATCCTGGCCGGTGTTGATCGGCGCAATCATCGGCCGGCCAGACTCGTCGATCAGCCCCGGATAGTGAGCGCCGGGATTGAGGGTGGGGATGTAGTCGAGCTCGGCCTTGGTGGCCAGCGCCGGGTCGGTAGCCTGCTGCAGGCCGCGCAGGCCGGTACGCCTGACCGCGTTGATCTCCCTGACCGTGGTCAGCGCCTCGATCGTCGGGCTGATGCCGTAGCTGTCGTTCTCGTAGCGGCGCCAGTTGAAGCAGGCCACCGGGAAGGCCGAAAAGCCGCTCTCCCTGACGATCGCCTGTTCTTCCTCGAGCACATGGTAGGAGACGAACGCCGAATCCAGATATTCGGTGGCGGCACCCTTGCGGTAGGTGCGGCGATCGTCCCGGGGCTTGACGCACTGGATCAGGCCGAGCTTGGTCAGACACTTCGCCGGGTCGTTCGCCATCTCCTTCACCGAGGCCGGCAGCTTGTCGCCGAACTCCTGAGCGCACTGCCGCGCGGTGCGCTCATACTTGCGGTGAAACAGGTCGACGTGGCCCCAGCGATCGCGGCCGATATAGGCCTCGACGACGGGGATCGAGGCGTAGTGGATCATCGTCGCCCCGAACCCCTCCTCGGCGTAGAGGTAGCCCGGCCCGTAGCGCACGACGTTCCTCAGGCACGCCTGGGTGGCCGGCACGAAGTTCGAAGTCGCCGAATAACGCAGCGTGAACAGGAAGTCGCGCAGGTGCTCGGCCCACTCCTTCTCCTCGTCGGTCTCCTCGTCGTTCATCGCCTCGGTCGACAGATTGTGCCACTTGTCGGACTGCGGGATGATCAGGCTCTCCAGCCCCGCCGCCAGGCGGTTGGCGGCCGAGTTGATGGTGTTGTCGTAGACCTGCACGGAACGCCGCTCGGAGCGCTCCGGCTGCGAGCCGAAGCCACGCACCGAGCGGTGCGTGTGGATGTCCGGCCCGTCGGGGTCGCAGAAATCGGCGACCTCCTGCCATACCGCCTCGTATTCGCGGCGCTCGGCTTCCATCTCGTCCTGGCGGGCGAGCACGTCCCTGGCGCGGGTGTCGGCCATTCAGGTCAACCGTCCAGGCAGGACGGCGGGGAAATCGCAGCCCGTCACAGCACGGTCCCCGCGAAGTCCTTGAGCGGCCCGACCACCTTGCCGTAGGTCTGGCCGAGCCAATACTGGACGTGAATGTCGCCGTTCTGCCCGCCGCCCTGCGCGGTATAGTCGATCAGGCTGACTGTGGTGTCGCCGTCGTCGAAGGCCGAGCAGCCCCACAGAAACATCTTCTTGGTGGTGCCAACGCCTTGATAGGCATCGTGCCAAAAGCATGCCTTCGGCGAGCCGGTGCCCTTCGGGCGCGCGGCCTGCACGTTGTAGTTCAGCGAATGCACGCCATTGACATCGGCAATCACTGCGCCGTTGCAGTCACCGCAGAAGACGTTGGCCCTGACAATGTGCATGCTGTCATGCGAGGTCGAGCCATTGGAGCTAGCCGAAAGCGCGACCTGGTCCGGAAACAGATTGAAGCCATTGTCGTAAGCACTGCAGTCGTACTCGTAGACGGTGATGAACTCGCCCTTCTGGCCGGTCGTCACGAAGGAATGGTAGTTGTGCCCGTCGACGTGGGAGTAACGGGCATGGCAGTTCTCCTTCACAATCACGTCGGCGTCGTAGATTTCAAAACCGTTGCCGTTGCCGTAGGCAAGACAGTTCTTCATGCCCATGCGCGCCAGCGTCGGAGCGCCCGTGGTGACCGGGCGATAGCGGAAAGCCGCCGTCGAGACCGCACCCGAGTTGGCGCAGAACTCCAGGTTCTCGACGAGGATGACCCCCGCCACCGTGTCCAGCGCCTGCTGCAACTCAGTGCGATAGGCGCTGCGCGTGTACATCCAGCCATCGGCTGGGTTGGGTTTGCGGTTGTCGATCATATGGACGTAGACTTTGAAGGTGCCGCTATCCCACCAAAAGGTGCCGGGCGTCGCCTCGCATGCCGCCTGTGACGCTGCGACCACGATCGGCATCGGGATGCCGCGCGCATCGAGGTACTTCCTGTCGAACTGGGCGCGGTAATAGTCGTTGCTGGTCAACGCGTTCGAGACATACGCACCAGCGCTGCCACTCGCCACGAAATTGAAGAAGGCGGCATCATAGCTCTCGCGCATCGACACGAAACGGGTACGCCCTGTCGGACCCTCGCCGATGATCTTGAACTTGCCCGAGAAGACGACGCCGGCGGTGGAACCCGCCGACAGGTAGCCGACCCAGTCGTCCTTCATGTGGATGACGGCGGGTGATACCGCGTTGACGCGGGCATAGTCCCATGTCTTCCAGGGACTGCCCTCGGTCGTGCCGGGGTTGGCGTTGTTGCCGGTCGTGTAGTTCACATAGTAATGGTTGCAGGTCTCGGAGAGCGTAAAGTCGATCAGGTCGTAGGGCTTCTGGTAGAAGCGCACGGCGCTGCCGTCCCAGTAGATCCTCGCATTGAGCGGGTTGTTGAAGGTGCCGGGCAGCGTGATCTCGCCCATCGGCAGGCGGGCGACCGCAGCCTTGCCTAGCGGGTTGCCCATCCTGATCCGCACCCAGGCGCCGGCCGAAGCCAGCTTGTCGTCGGCCTTGATGTAGTCGTACTCGTTGGCGTCGGCAGCAACCTGCGTCGAGTAGTTGCCGCTCCTGAAATGGTAGAAGCCCTCGCGGTTGGCGTCGGTGCGGTAGGCGACCGTGATCGTCGACGAGGCCAGCGCCTTCAGCGTGGTGAGGTTGACCCGCGGCAGCGCGCCGGTGACCAGCGCCGCTGACGCCGCCGAATCCGCCGCGTCCTGTACAGATTCCGCAACAGCGTCGAGAGCGGCCGCGCCCGCTGCCTCGACCGCGTCAACGGCGGCCTCGCCGGCTGCCTCAACCGCATCGACCGCCGCCTCGCCCGCTGCCGTGGCGGCATCGGCCGCATCCTGCAGAGCGTCCTCAGCGTCACCAACCGTGTCGTAGGACAGGAAGAAGCCGATTGAGATCTCGTCGTGGCCGATCTCCGGCTCCGGCGTCAGGAAAGCGAAGGTCTGGCCCTCGTGCGCCGTGCCTTCCGCGACATGCACCGTCACGCCCTTGTTGATGGCCCTGGGCGAGCGGGCGTCGCTGGCCCTGTACCATTCACCCTCGCTCGCCCCGTAGATGCCGTTCTGGCGCTGGTCCGCCTGGTCCTTGAGCAGCACCCGGTCGCCGGGCTCGACCGTCACCCCGTCGATTGTCAGCAGCCCGCCGGCGGCGGGATTGATGTTGCTGGTGCTGGCGACGCGAACCGGCTCTCTCGAACCAGCCAGAAGCCGCGAGGTGGAGGTGGCGGGACGTGCCATGTCAGGCGGCTCCGACAGCTTGCAGATAGGTGCGCAGCGCGTTGTAGAGGCCAACTCCCTCGGCATCGGTCAGCGCGCCACCGAAGCCGCCCGCCGCGATCTGCCGGGCCGAGAAGTTGGAACCCTGGGTGAGCAGCGTGATCTGGGCCGCCGGGTTGGCCGCCGATACCCTGGCCACCGTCGTTTCCGGGCCGGCATTGCGCCGCACCTGGTAGTTTGCGCTGCCGCGGCGGACGAGCAGCGTGAAGCCGACGGAGTCAGCAACCGTCAGCGCCGCGGTATCGGAAGCGGCACTGTTGATGGCGGCATCGACGCCGGTCGTGTGGCGGCTGTTGATGCGCAAAAACCCGGTCGCCGTGCCAATGTCGCAGGCGGTAGTGCTCGAGGCGTTGGTGCGCGACCAGACGAAGGCCGATGCGCTGTTCTGCCCGTAGAGCCCGGCCGCCGTCGACGGGATGAAGCCGGTGGCCAGCGACGATGACGAGCCGGTGTAGCCGCGGTCGGCCGCAAACACCGGGCTGCCGGCCGAGGACAGATTGTAGAGGTCGCTTTTCCAGTTGCGCTGCGATGACTGCACATCGGCCGAAGCCAGCACGTAGAGCGCATCGAGCTTGGCCCACACGCCAGCTGACTTCAGCGTCTCGATAAGCGTGTTGATCAGGTTCTTGCGGGCGGAAGTCGGCGGCGTCGTGAACCTGGCGAAGAGATCGTCGGCGGCTTGATTGAAGTCGAGCCGGCCACGGCGGTCGGCAAGTCTGCGCCACCACCACCACGGCAGGCCGCCGCGGTTCCTAAACGTACGCTGCATGCCGCTCACGGCTGCGCGCCCTCGAGATTGACCAGGCGCGCCTCAAGCTGGGCAAACCCCGCCTGCAGCGCGACAACCGCTTCCTCCAGCACGGCGATCCGCGCCTCCCGGGCGGGGGCAGGTTCCTGCAGGGCGGCGACATCTTCCTCCAGCCCCGCTATGCGCGGCCCCAGCGGATCCAGCTGACGGCTCTTCGGCTCCTGCAGCGCCGCCTTCGTCACCGCCAGGATCTTCTTCTCCTGGCCCATCTTCAGCCGCGCCATCGCTACACTCCGAGCAATACGCGACGCTGCGGCTGCTGCTCAGCGGCCACCGACTGCGGCGCCAAGTCAGTCTTCACGGTCGCGGCCGTTCCACCGGCCATAGCCATGCGCGCACGCTCGGCCGCCTCGCGCTGCCGCACCTCCTCCATTGTGACCGAGGGAGGGGTTGGCAGCGGCGGCATCTTCGGCATCGCCGGTGTTGAGAAAAAGCACATCGTCGATCGTCCAATCCCAGAGGATGAAGGTCTCTCCGCCCGTACCGTAACGCGGCAGTTCACAGCGCCGTGTGGCACCCAGATGGCGCAGCAGGGTGTGAGCGGACTTGTGCGACGCCAGTGCCCGCGCTTCACCACGAAGCGCTCCAGCATTGAGGACGTCTGGCATCAGGACTTCGAGACAGAACCGCTTGATCGCCGGCACGCATCGCCACATGCGATGACTGCCCCACGCCCAAATGATCCACAGCCCCGTACGCTGCTCTCGTGCCCCGAAGGCTGCTTCGGGGTTGCCGTCAAGCTCGACGCAGTAGGCGAAGCCCTGCAGGGCGCTGAGAGCCAATCCAGCCGGGGTCCAGCCGGGGATCTGGCAGCTCACCTCGGCGTGATCGTCAGGCCGGAGGCGAGATGCAACGTAAGAGAGATCGCGAAGAGTGCCGCCGACAATGCGGACGGGCATTCATTCCTTCCGGTGGAGCGTCTTCCGTTTCGTCTCAGGCTCAGGTTTGCCGCCACGTGCTGGCGCGTCCACGACATGGATGTTCACCGACGCTTCCGAGCCGCCAGAACGAACGGTCCAGGTGACGTCTCCAAGCGTCGCCGGCGTGTCGCCGGTGAAGCCCCAGTTCCCCTCGGCATCGGCCACCGTCGTGGCGTTCGGGGCACTGAGTTCAGGATCACTCCACAACTCGACGTCCGCTCCCGCTCCCGCTCCGATGCCGATGATGTCATGCACGGCCGGGACCGTTGCTCCTTCTTCCGGGCTCGTAATGGTCAACACGATGGGCTCCGGCTCCGGCTCCACAGGCTCAGTCTCATCCACATAAGCCCGCCGATCGCCCTCGCGCCAGCCGAAGCCGCCGACCGATCCCACCGGGCCACCACGGATCATGCCAATCTCAACACCGGCTTCCACCTCTTCAGCGGTCGCTTCGGCCGTTTCGTCCAGATCCGGCTCGGTGCCTTCCTCCATCTGCTTGATGTCGGAAACCTCTTCCTCGCCCGCGTCCGTGGTGATGATCACCGCCCAGCGCACCATCATGTCACGTCTCCTGTTATCGTCTGAAATCGGCCAGCGGATCGGCGATCCTTGGCCTGCTCGGGCCCTTCGCCATGCGCAGTACCCTGGGCTCGACGACCGCCTCGCGGATCATCATCACGCCATAGCGCGTGGCCGACATCAGGTCATCTCGCAGCTTCACGACCCGCCCCTCGGCCCGATGATAAAGCCGGAACTCCTCGAACCAGTCATTGAGCGTCGAGAACACCTTGAACCTGTTGGTCTGCATGCGATCGAGCATCATCATCAGCCCGGCCTCGACCGACACCGAGCCATCCTTGAACTGCGCATGAGTGCCAAGCATCCTCAGCCCATGCTCGCGATATTGCCTGGCGAGCGCGATGCCGGCGCCTTCCAGCGTTTCGCGGTGCCCGTCCCGGGGCCACGCCCATGGCAGCCAGTCGCCCCACGGCTTTAGCGTGATTGCCTGCATGGCCGGCGATTGCTGCGACGCCCGGTAGCACTTGGTGATGAAGATCACGTCAGCCTCGGTGTCATAGGCGAGCTCGACGGCCGCCGATGGATGATCCCAGCCGAAATCGAGTGCTCCGAGACGCGGCCAGAACGGCGGCAGCTTGAACGGGTCGACGGATATTTCTTCCTCGGCAACCGGGAACACACGGCCAGATCCCAGTACCGGAATGCCCCGTGCACGGGCGTCGCGCTCATGCAGCGGATAGGCTGCGATGATCGCGGCGCGCTCTTGCGGCGTGTAGTGCTCCGCGTCGTCGATGGTCATGAAGGTGACTTGGCGGCTCATGCTGCCCTCTTGCTCGCCTTCAGCAGCCGATCCACGTCATCGCCTGTCAGGAACTGCAATACGACTTCGGAGAGCCCCAACAGCGGAGTGCAGGTCATGATCGCAATGCCGCCGGTAGCGTTCGTCCTGGTCAGGCCCTCGGTGTAGATGTCGAGCGGACTTTCTTCGTCGAACCAGACGCCTTCCAGCGTCTCGCCCTGCCACTTCTCGCGGCCTCGCTCGTAGCTCTTGAAAGCCAGTACCGAACGGCCCTGTTGCACGTCGGCGCCGCCACCATGCTTGACCACGATGCTGTCCAGGCCGTTTGGAACGCCGCGGCCTGGGATGACGGTGACGATGGCATCTCCAGGGATCATGCCCGTGCCCCAGGCTTCGGATTGCTGCGGAGGCCCGACCAGGATGCGCTGGGGATTGTCGCGGGTCGACTCGCCTGTCACACCAGCCGCCCACATTCGCACCGGCCTGTCGAAGGTCTTGCCAGCCCACCAGGTTGGATAGCGCCCGGTGAGATGCATCGCCCATTCAGCGCCACCAGCCAGCGTTTTCCCGAGCTGGTTGCCGGCAAGGAACAGGCGCTCGCGATGGACGGCGCCTCCAGCGTGGAACTCGGCCTGCTTGCGATAGGGACGGTAGCCGGCGAGCTTATTCCTCGTCCTTCTCCGTTCCGTCTCCTCGAGCAGCTGTTGCAACTCCAGCTTTTCCGAGTAGCTCAGTGATGCGAGCATCAAGCGCCTCTTGCGGCATCGTCTGGACCGAGCCGGAAAGGTTCATGTCGACGCGATCGCCGTACTTCTTCGGCGCCAGCTTGGACGCGCGCCACTTTCGCGCGTCAACCCGGATGCGTGCCTTGTTCGGATCCAGCTCGTTGTCCGCGATTTCGATAATTTCATCGGCGGCGCGATCCTGCTGCAATTCCCGCGCGCGGGCGTATTGCTGCGCGAATTCAGAGTGCTTTTCCAGCCACTGATAGACTGTTCGCTCTCCAGGAAAGCCTGGCTTTTCGCACACCCTGTAGAGGGCTGCCCCTTCGATAATAGCCTCGCAGAGTTTATCCGCGATTGCCTCATCGTACTCGGTCGGGCGGCCTCTAGGCATTATCTGGGATCATCCATTCCTAAGGCCCCGCGCCAGCGGCTCGAACGGTGACTGGAAAGGTGCGGCGACCCAGTCATCGAGAACCACAGGCGCCGGATTGGTTAAGCCGCGGTCTTGGCCTTCTTGGCATTGGAAGCCTCGGCCTTTTTCTCGGCATCGCGCTGCTCTGCGACGCGCTTGTCAGCGGCCTGCTTCTGAGCGGAGGGCTCACGGGACTGGCGCTTTTTCTCGACCTCGCGGGCGGCAAGCTTTTCGTCGCGGCGTTCCTGCTCGGACTCGGCGGTCTGCTCGGCGATCGGGCCACGCGCATCGTCGTCGCGGAATCCGAAACCGCCGACGGCAGCACGGGGACCACCGCGGATCATGCCGATCAGGACGCCGTCTTCGGCCTCCTCGACCTTGGCATCGCTGTCGGGCTCAGGCGGTGCGCCTTCCATGAGTTTGATATCGGAGACTTCGTCCTCACCGTCGTCGGTGGTGACGATAAGTGCGTAGCGGGTAGACATGGGAGGTTCTCCTGGAGGTGGGGGCTGAACGCAAAATGCCCGCTCGGGGCGGGCAGTTCCTGACGAATTTTCGGGAGTGGCGAAGAGTTGTCACAACTGGCGTCCACCTGTCAATCGCTGCGGCGTTCGGCACCGAAGAAAGCCTCGGCCATCTGGTCGAGCCCGATCGCCAGCAGCGCGATCAGCGCGTCACGACGCTTGCCGGTTCCGGTCGATGCAGCACGGATCGACTGGCGCATGCCACAGACATGCTCGACGACGACGATGATATCGGGATGGCTGATTGCCCGATGGGCATGACGGACGGCGCTGGCGGCGTCGAGGGCGGCTTCGAGGATGTCCTTACCTGCCCTGCCGCCGTCGACCTTGAGATCGAGCGATGGCGGCTTGATCCCGTGTGATGCCAGTGCCTCGTAGGCTTCGCGATAGCGATTGCCAGCGTTGCGCTGGCGTGACGAGAGCCAGCGCAGCTCGATGAGCGGATCGTAGGAGCTGATGCGAACGACGCCGTTGCTTTGACTGAGCTGCCGTCCGGCGTCGGCCGTGCCGTTGGGAGCGCGCTCGCGGCCGTGCCCGTCGAGGCGGACGGGCAGGCCGAGGTTGCGGCGGATGCGCACCTGCTCTTTTTCCGACTGTGAGATCGGCTTTGGCTTATTGCGCTTGCAGCTCCGGCGATGGTCACGGAGCGGGGCTTCATTGGGTTTGGCTTTCAATGTCATCTCCGGTCTGGCGGACTGGGTAGAGATGACCCCGGCAGGGAGTTGGAAGATAGGCTGATTTGTAACGATCGGGCAAGGCGGGCTCGATAGCCTGTGAACCTGTTCCCCTATCTCTATTACCCCCTATATCTCCCCCTCAAAAAATAGGGTGATATGATTCACGGAACAGGTTCACAGGTTCTCTAATATATTGATATATATATATAATTTATTAGAACCTGTTCCTGAACCTGTGAACCTGTTCCTCTGGTTTGAAAAACCTGTGCACCGATTTTGGAACCCGTTCCCAAGCAGTCAGGAACAGGATCGGACAGAAAAAAGCCCGCCGAAGCGGGCTATGACTGAACCTGATACCAGAAGGTTGACGGGCCGGTTGGGGGCTTCACCTCCTGCCGCTCGAGCTGCCCGGCCTCGCACATGCTGCCGAGCAGATCACGCAGGTCGCGTGCCCTGATCGAGTTCTTCAAGGACTGCAAGAGATCGCGATAGACGAGTCTGCCTCCCCTCGCCTTCAGGCAGCGGATGACCTTCTGCGCGTTGGCCTGGTTCTCGTTATCGGCCATATAGTCGCCGGCGCCGGCAGCCATGAGTTTGGCTGAGCGGTAGGCGATGTCGATTCCGAATTCGATATCGGACTTGCGGACCTGGTCGTCATTCATGCGGCCGATGGCGACGATGGTGGCGATCCGCAGCGCCATCTCTGCCGAACGCGCGTAAAAGGCACCCTCGCCTACATCCTTGCGCATGATGCGTTCGATCTCAGCCGAGAATGAATTATAGCGCTTGTGCGCGCCGTCGCCACACCATGGCAGAACGCGCACCCGATTGGCCACCGAGGCGGGATCAGTCAGGGCATCATTGCGATAGGTCATCGCCAGCTCGCCGGAGCGGCAATAGATCGTGCGCATATTGTCGATGATGATTTCGGGCACGATCGAGGCGTCGTATTCAGGGTCGCGCTCGTCGGGCCGCTCGCGGCCGCCCAGCAGCAGGAAGCGGTTCAGCGTGCCGTCCTCGATCGACGATCCCTCCATGGACGAATAGAACTGCTCCGGCGTCGAGGCGCCATAGAGCGACATGGCCGGCGAGTAGATCGTCTGGCTGTCCTTGCCCGCCCATTCAGGCGTCGGATAGGGCGCGAAGGAGCATGACCACATGGTGCGGATGATTTTGGAGATCGACGCCTCGAAGCCGCTGGCACGGCGCGAGTTGATGCGCTTCATGAAGCCGCCGAATTCATCCATCGGGCAGACCGACAGGGGCTTGCGCATCAGGAACTTAATGACGGCAGGCATAGAGATGAACTCGGACGGTCCGAGATGCGCTGTAAGCTTCGCGGCCGCCATGATGCGACTGATCTGCTGCAGGGGATGATCCTTGCCCGTCCCGGTCGGCGCCAGGCCAAGCACGTATAGATGCGTTCCGGATTTCGTGGGGCCGCAGAACTGCCGCCCAGCGACAGTGCCAACAATCGTCAGCGCCGCACCGAGCGCGAGCTCTGGCTGAGGCCGGCGCGCAGTATCCACGATCCATTGCGCAATAGTGCCCACGAGGCCGGGCGGAAAATCCGTGTTTGCGGAAGGCTGGGAGGCGGCTGGATGCAGCTCAACAATCTCGCCGGTCTGAGCGTCGGCCAGCGAGCCGTCGTGGTTCTCTATCAACCTGCGTGCCGCGGCGGCCGCCTCGATCGGATCGTACCCCTCTGGCCGGTTATGCTTGATAGCTATCGCCGACAGGTCGGCGCCATATTGGGAGGCGATGTGGGCGAGGGTGGCGATCGTGATGCCGCTACGTTTGAATGACCGCCATTTTTTCTCGATCTCCTTCGAGCCCGGGTACTTGTCGCCGCCCCTGGCACTCCACTGGTCGGCAACAGCGACACTGGCGCCGGCTGAATGCAGGGCCATAAGGACGGCGACCCACTCGTGGTAGCCGATGTCGGCCGGACAGTATGAAAGCAACTCCTCGATCTCGCTGGCGCCAGCAGGCTCATGTCGGACGGCAGGCATGGAAGGCTCGGGAGACTTACGAACCGCACCGAGGATGGGCGCCACCTCCTCGAAGAAAAGGGTAATATGATCTTCGGTTATGGCAGTCAGGTCATCGCGGGTGATTTCGTAGAGATCACGGTCCCGCCATAGAAGCTCGGCGCCCGATGGATGCGTGCCGAAGGCGACAAACTGCTGCCCTTTGCCAAGGATTTCGATCTTGCCCTTCGTGCCGACAAGCGTGCGCTTTTGCGGCTCCCCCTCGGCAGCGCGATAGACGAGCGTGCAGCGCGAGCTGTTCGATCGATATTTTTCGGGCGCGGGGCCAAGCATCCGCAGGGCAATCTCAACGCAGGCCGTCGCTACCTGTTCGTCGTCGATATCCATATCAGCGGATCGAAGGCCATTGCAGAGCACGCCGGTATTGAGCGCCGTGCCGGTCAGGAGCGGAAGGTTCCCGGTCTGGGCTTGCGCAACCCATGCAAATCCTACTGGCCGCTTGCCCCCCGTCTGGACAGGCACGGGCGGAAAGCCGGCAGCAAGAAGCGCCGACCGGATGTTGGTTACAACAGCCGGATTGGATGGCAGTACGATCATTATCCTCCGCACCTCATACGAGGTCCGAAGGCTCGATCTCTAGGGATCGATGATGTCATGGGGCTTATCCTTGGTTGGCTGACCTTAGGATGAAGCCCCGGCAGGGTGGGAACAGTGATACCGTGACCCGGCAATGGGGTTCAAGCCGTTGCGATCTTTTTCCATAGCTAAAACGGCGCCTCGGTCTTCAGCAGCTCGACCAGCCCCTTGCGGTAGCCGGCCACGATACGCCTCACAAACTCGTACCACTCGTCAGGCGTAAGCTTGGCCAGGTCGGACTTGCCGATGCCGTCGAGGAACGCGCCCCCCTCCTCCCCGCCCTTGCCGGCAGCCAGGCTTTCCAGTCGTGTGAACCGGTCCTGCTTCATTGCGTAGCTGTCCTTGGCTAGTTGCAGGCACTCGAGATCGTCGCAAACCCAAAGGATTGTCTGCCCCGTCTTGGGAGCGTAGCCGAAGCCGGTGGCGGTCCTGCCGCACACGCCGCAGAGACTGTCCGAGAAGCGGGTAATCATGCCGCGGCCTGCCTTTTTTCGCGGGGCGCCGACATGGCAATGCGCTGGTGCCGCATGCAATAGACGGCGCCTGGATGAGGCACCTTCGCCGCGCAAAACGCGAAGCCGCCAGTCAGCGACGGCACCTCGGCGACCGGCCACTTGCACATGCCCGGCTTGAGACCGAGCAATGACACGCCGGCCGGCTCAGGCGCGGGGCTGTCCGGCAATAGGACCGGCAGCGCTTCTCGACTCCGGGTATAGCGCCTGATGCAACCTGCAATTGCACCGCGGCTGCGGCCGAGCATGGCGGAGACTTCGCTATAGGTCGCACCTTCCCTGAGCGCCCGCACCATCGCCTCCACCTCGTCGTCGGTCCAAGGCTTGGTCATGCCGCTGCTTCCCCCTAAGCCGCCCTTACCTTTCGCGCATGAAACGACCGCGAAACGATATCGAAAAACCTGCCATTAGGCCTGACACTGATCGTAGCCGGCATGATCAGCTCGCCGTCTTCGGCACGCTCCAGTGCCTCCGCGACTGTCTTCGGAAACGGCGTTGCGCCGCCGTGCTGGACCCACCATTGCTGGGCCTTCTGTCGGGCATAGCCGCCATGCTCGATGGCTAGCCACTCGTTGAAGGTGGACAGGCCGGCAATATAGGTGATGCGCACGGTATCCAGAGAACCGAACTTCTCGTGCCGAGCAAAACGCCAGTCGACGATCGGCACCATCTGCGGCGGGACCGTCTCGGTCGAGAGAATACCGACTTCCGATTCCGCCTGCGCTTCGTGCCTGGGCTTTTTTTCCTCATGCGGCCATTCATAGCCGCAGACCTTGCACATGCTTGCATTCAGCGCCGCCAGCGACTGGCAATCCGGACACTCCTTTGCCCGCACGCTGTCGACGCCAACCTTGCCGTCGTCGCGGCCGCCACTGTTCTTGGGCAGAACTGACACGGCATCGACAGGACCGTGCATCCGGATGACGTTGGCGAAGTCCAGGATGAGCGCATTCTCCTTGCCAGGAGCTCGCCTGAAGGCGCGGCCCACCTGCTGGACGTAAAGCCCGGTCGACTGCGTACCGCGCATCAGCGCGATCAGGTCAACATGCGGGACATTGAAGCCGGTCGAGAGAACGTTGACCGACGTCAGACAGCGAATGTCGCCGTCGCGGAAGCGACGAATGATGCCGTCCCGCTCGCCCTTCGACATGCCCCCCTCGACTGCTTCACATGAAACGCCGTGCATCCTGATAGCATCGCGTACGGCATAGGCGTGGTCGACGCCGGCGCAGAAGGCCAGCCATGCGCGGCGGTCCTGCCCAAACTGCACCAGCTCGGCCACGGCGCGCTCGACCAGGTCGCCCTTCATGGCCGCCTTTTCGAGCTGCGCCGGGATGAAGTCGCCGCCGCGGGAGCCGATGCCCTTGAGGTCGATCTGCGCCATCGATGCCTTGGAAATGAGCGGAGAGAGATAGCCCTGATCGATCAGGTCGATGACATTGGCTTCATAGACGATCCGGTCGAACAGGGCGCCGTTGCCACCATCCAGGCGTCCGGAATCCAGGCGGTAGGGCGTGGCGGTCAGGCCGACGATGCGCATGTCCGGAACCTTCGAGCGCAGCTGGTCGATGAACTTGCCGTAGGTCGTATCGGTGTTGCGCGAGATCAGGTGAACTTCATCGACGATGAGCACGTCGAATCCGCCGATCAGGTCAACCTTGTTCCAGACGGACTGGATGCCGCAAAAGAGGATCCGGTGATGCGTGTCGCGGCGGCCGATGCCGGCGGAAAAAATGCCGGCCGGCGCCTCCAGCCAGAGCCGCAAGAGCTCCTGAAAATTCTGGGCGATCAGTTCCTTGACGTGCGTCACACAGCCGATGCGCAGCGTCGGGTATTCGGCGAGGAGCTCGCCGGTAATGGCGGCCAGCACGATGGATTTGCCTGCGCCGGTCGGCAGGACGATGAGCCCGTTACCGCCGCCGCCCTGCCAATAGGCATAGAGCCCGTCGATGGCATCGCGCTGGTATTGGTGAAGGGAGATCATGCTGCTGCCTCCCACGAAATGCGGTGAAGCTCGGTCGGCCCGCTATGGTTGGCGTCCCAGACAAACCACGCGAAGGCCATGGCCGACGTGGCGTGATTGTCCTCCCAGCCCTCGCGATGCATCATCGGGAGCCGCTTGCGGAAGACATGGACGCGAGCGAGTGTGCCACTGTCGAGGATGCTTCGCCGCTTCTCGCTTTCAAGGAAAGCCAATCTCAGAAGCATGATGACCTTCGGGCATAGCGTCAGCGCCTTGGCAACGAACTCGCCGGCATTCTTGAATGGCGGATTCGTGACGATGGCTTCAACACCACTTGGCAGTCGAGACTCCATCAGGAAGTCCCAGCCATGTTCGTCCTGATCGAGTGAGGCGTAGTCGACAAGATCAGTCGCATAGACGGTAAGGCCGGCACCCCGTAGAACCCGCACAATTGCCCCAGGGCCGCAGGCTGGTTCCCAAATGGTGTTCGGTAGCCTCTCAGCCCTTAGAAGCGCGTGGACGGCCTCAGGAGGCGATTGGTAGAGGTCATTGTCCCGGTTGCGGACGGCGTGCCTGTAATTGCCTGTGACAAGCTGAGCCATCAGACTTTCCCATCGACCCACGTCGAGCCGTCCGGCATCGCGTAGGTCACGGTTCCAGCGCTCTCGTCGGCGTCGGTTTGTTCACCCGGAACGAGCGACGGCAAATAGAGATGATTGGTGCAGCCGACCTTCTGATCCTCGATCGACAGCACGCGATCATCCCGCGTGCAGTGCCACGCGCCGGCCGAGCCGACAGCGCTGTAGAGGCAGGTCCGGCAATTGCGCAGCGCCCATCCGCCGCCATGGCAAATCGCGTGCGAGGAGCACCAGCGGCACTGAAAGAAGTCAGGGTCGTTGCTGATGCGAGCTGGCGCGTGGTTGGCGTCCCGGATGCGCCTG